GAAATCCCTGGCCCCGCCCACCGAGGCGCAGGATGCTAAGATGATTCTGCTGCAAACGATTTTGAATGGCCAGGATTTGATTGCTACCTGCCATAAGGACCCGCAGTGGAGAAGTCTAATTTTCTCCTGCTTTGACCAGCATGGGGAGTCCAGGTGGGAGGCGAGGTTTCCGACGAAGTGGTTGCTGGAAGAGAAGCAGGCCCATGTTAGTAGGAACCAACTCAGCCTCTGGCTTCGGGAGATGGAATGTAAGGTTACCTCCGAGGCCACTGCCGCGTTTAAGGAAAGCTGGTTAAAGTACTATGAGCCAGGCATGCTTCCGGACCGAATGACCACGTTTTACTTTATCGACCCTGTTCCCCCGCCGTCGGACAGGCAGTTAAGCATGGGGTTGAAGGACAAGGACTGGGAGGTCCATGCAGTTGTCGGCCTGTATCGAGGGAAGTATTATCTTTGCGAATACAAGCTAAATCGGGGGCATGAGCCGGACTGGTCAGTCGCAACATTTTGGGAGATGATTGATAAGTGGAAGCCAAGAAGGGCCAGGGTGGAGACTGTTAACTACCAGCGGACCTTGAAATGGCTTCTTGAGCAGTCGATGAAGCAGCGCGGTCGATATGTTCAACTTAGTGATACAGAACCTGACCGGCGAAAGAAATCATACAGGATTATTGATGCCCTATCCGGTCCTTGCTCCAACGGGGAGTTTTATGTAAACAAGCTCGAGCATAGCGAATTCATCGAGCAATTTACCAGCTATCCTGATGTTGAGCATGATGATGTGATTGAGGCAGTGGCTGAAGCTTTGAAGATGGCTGTGGAAGACCTGGCCTTCATTGATGGTGATTTCGAGGAGCTCGACGATGATGATTCCGGGCTTCCTAAACTCAGGGGTTATGCGCCATGATTGGTGGGAACAAGAATCTGCGCTATGGGACAAAAGAGCATACCAAGATATTGGAAGCTCTTAACACACGCAAGCGCTACTCGATGAAGAAGTCAGCGGACAGGCGGGCTATCTGGGCGAAGGACGAAGAGCGCTATATGGCGTATATCAAGGAGACGGAGCTCGACGCCCTTCGGTCTGGTAAGCGGGATGAGGGAAATCCGCAGTACACCACCATCGAGATTCCGTATTCCTACGCGCTGCTCATGTCGGCGCATACTTACTGGACTACCGTTTTCCTGGGGCGGACTCCTGTGTTTCAGTACGACGTTCGCCATGGAGGGAATGAGGCTAATCCCCAGGCCATGGAAGCCCTGTTGGATTATCAGACTAATATCGGCGGAATGATGGTGCCGTTGTATATCTGGCTTATGGACGCCCCGAAGTATGGTCTTGGCGTCGTCGGCAGTTATTGGGACGAGGAAACTGTTCGGGTCAGTAAGATTGTGGAAGAGCCGGTGACCTGGAATGGCTTTGAACTTCCAGGAAAGACCAAGAAGGTCCGAAAGACTGTATCTGTCCCGGGGTATCAAGGGAATCGGCTGTTTAATATCCGACCTCAGGACCATATTGGTGACCCGCGGGTGAGCTATGCCAATCACCAAAAAGGGGAGTTTGAAGGCTATATGCTGGATATCTCCTGGAATGATTTGGTGAACGGGAAGGAGGCTGGTTATTACTACAACGTGGATGCAGTTAAGAAATACATGGCTGCAGGTAATTCCGGCCTGGGCAGCTATGGCATTGGCGTTGACGAGCGGGACAGGGGTTCTTCTCAGATGGAACTCCCTGACCGGGAGGAGCAGGAGGATTTGAGTGTCCTGGATATTCCGCATTATGGATATTTCCAGGGATATGAAATGTTCGTCCGGCTTATCCCGAAGATGTGGGGACTGGGGGAAAGTGAGCTTCCGGAAGTCTGGGTATTCACCGTGGTGGATGACAAGATTATCATCCGTGCCCAGCCCCTCGGAGAACTCCACGATAAGTTCCCGATTGATTTGCTGGAGTATGAAATTGAGGGATATCAGTTTTCAAAGCGGTCCATGTTGGAAACTCTTCAGCCCTTACAGAATGTAATGACGTGGCTGTTCAATACTCATTTCTATAACGTAAGAAAGAGTTTGAATAACATGTTCGTCGCTGACCCAAGCCGGGTTAACACGAAGGATATCACGAACCCAGATGCAGGTCTTATTATCCGTTTGAAGCCTGGGGCTTATGGCACGAGCATTGATAACGTATTCAGGCAGCTTCCTGTTTCCGATATCACCTCCCGGCACTTGCAGGATTCTGAGATTGTTGCCCAGATGATGCAGCGAGTCGTCGGCGTCAATGACCAGATTATGGGCATGCAGGCTGCTGGTGGAAGGAAGACGGCGACGGAGATTCGCGGCTCGTCCGCCTTTTCCATGAACAGGTTGAAGACGCAGGCGGAATACTTCTCTGCCATGGGGTTCCAGCCTTTGGGCCAGAAGCTTGCGCAAATGACGCAGCAACATTATTCACTCGAGCGCATGTTCAAGATTGCGGGAGACCTGCAGCCGGGGCAGACACAGCAGATGCTTGTTACCCCCGAAGACCTGGCAGGCTTTTACGATTATGTTCCTGTCGATGGGACGATGCCCGTTGACCGATACGCGATGGCAAATCTCTTCAAGGAAATCATGCAGGGCATTCAACAGATTCCGCAAGTCGGGATGCAGTATGACCTCGCTGCTATCTTTGCCTATACGATGCAACTTGCCGGGGCGAAGAACATTTCCAGATTCAAGGTTAAGATTACCCCTGACCAGGAGCTTCTTATGCAGGCTCAGCAAGGAAACATGGTTCCGCTCGGGCCTCAGGGCGGGGGTAGCATTACTGGTGGAGAGGAGCGTTTCGCTAGAGCAGGGGAGCCGGGGCAAGTCCCTGGCATGGGGCCAACAGGCTAAGGGGTGATATATGAGTGAAGATATTTTCGAGGATGATAACCAGACCCTCCGGGAAATGAAAGATGCGTTCGGCTCGGTGGAGAATATGCTGGAGTCTCCTGGCTGGGAGGTACTTGGTAAGTATGTTGCCCAGCAAATCGAGGCGAGGACACAGACGCTTGTGTTCGCGGACATTACTCATGATGAGATGACTCGGCTTCGGAGTGAAATCAGTGCAATCTATACTTTTAAGGAGCTTCCGGCTTTGATATTGGAAGAACTGCAGTCGAATATCAAGGCGAGGGAAGTGGAATTGGCGGCAAATAAAGAGGTATACCCAAATGCGGATTAAATACGAAGATACCAGATTGTTGGACAAGGCTGGTGAAGAAGGTTCTCCAGGCGCAAGCCCGGCCGTGGAGGAAGAAGATACAGTCTCTGATGATATACTCAGCATGTGGAACGAGTTTGCTGATGATGCGGATGATGACTTAATCGACGCAGAAGTTGAGCAAGAGGAAGTAGTTGTACCGCCGACCGCTGTGGAGCAACAGGAAGAGGAAGAAGAAGTAACCCCGCCTGTTGAACCCACGGCCGAGGAAGAACAACCACAGCCTACTGCAGAGGAAGTCGAGCAGGCACAGCCGGAGGTTGAAAAGCCGAAGGTTCCCACGCAGGAAGAAGTTAAGGCTGATATTCAGCAGAAGCGTGAAACAGCTCTGGCACAACTCAAGGAGCATTTCAAACTCACGGAAGAACAGGCTACGCAGTTGCTGACAGCCCCACAGGAAGTTTTGCCGGATATCATGGCGAAGCTGTATATGGATGTGTATGACTCGGTGGTGCATGGTATGTCAGGTCAGTTGCCGACCATCATCAAGTCTGTCGCATACCAGGAACAGCAGCAGCAGGCTGGGCGGAAGATGTTCTATGATTCCTGGCCGAAGCTTGACCCGGTGAAGCACGGCGATGTTGTCGGGAAGTATGCTCAGATGTATATCAGCATGCACCCCAACGCGACCGCCGAGGAAGTGATTCGTGATGTGGGAACTCAGGTGATGTTCGCGCTGAAAATTCCGGTGGACGCTCCGGAGCAGCAACAGGCTGCTACGCCGACGCCGCAGGCCCACGCGTTCCGTCCGGCTGGTTCTGGCAGGCAAGCAGGTTCTGCCGGTGTTTCTGACAATATCTTTACTCAGATGGCTGAGGAAGATGATTTCGACTAACTGATGTAGGAGTGAATGAAAATGGCAGCAGTAGCAGGCCTTCGTGGCACAGGAGATTGGGGCACTGATGAGCGCCCAAAGAATTTCAGGGAAATGATTCTCTGGAGAAACCCGAATGGTAAGGCACCGCTGACGGCACTCATGTCGAAGATGCGGAGTCAGTCCGTCGACGACCCGGAATTCAGCTGGTGGGAAGAAGAGCTGAATCCAATTCGTCTGCAGGTGAATGGTACCATTTCCACTACCACTTACACCACGGTTATCGTGGACAGTGGTGATGCGACCAACCTCGTGGCAGGGGATGTGCTGTTGGTGGAAAAGGCTGAGACCGAATCCTCCGACGTGTATTCCTACGACAACGAGATTGTTGTTGTGGCCAGTGTCTCGGCAACCACGCAGTTCATCGTGGCTCGCGCCCAGGCTGGTACCACCGCAGCTGCGATTCCGGATGACGCTTTCCTGACCAAAATCGGGAACGTGTACGAGGAAGGTTCTACCTCGCCGGACTCTTCCACCCGCAACCCGACGAAGAAGACGAACTATTGTCAAATCTTCAAGACCTCTTATCGGATTACGGAGACCGCCAAGCGTACCCGTACCCGTACCGGGGACCCGCTGAAGAATGACAAGAAGCGCAAGATGTTCGACCACTCCGTCGCCCTGGAATACAGCTTCCTGTTCGGCAAGCCGTATGAAGATACCACCGGCACCAAGCCCAAGCGTTACACCGGCGGCCTTCTTCACTACCTGGCCGCGGAAGATGCCAACGCCCCGAACCACTGCGTTAAGGTCTGGACCACCACCCCGACTGTCGACACCTTCTTCGACTCGGTTTACAGGGTCTGGGATTACGATGGTGGCACGGCTGGCTCCGAGCGTCTGGTCTTTGCAGGGAATGGGTTCCTGAATCGCCTGAACAAGATTGCCCGTGGTGATTCTGGTTCTCGCATCAACTTCGACGGAGTTGTCCGCCAGTACGGTATGGAGCTGATGCGGTTCATCCTGCCGCAGGGTACGCTGTATATCCGTTCCCATCCGCTGATGAACGTCCATTCCAAGTTCAACAAGGGCGCGTTCGTCATCGACCCCACCTCGCTGGTATATCGCCATCTCCGCGACACCACTCCGCAGGATAACATCCAGGCTCCTGATGCTGATGAGCAGAAGGGACAATGGCTGTCTGAGTGCGGGCTGGAGTTCCATCACGCGAAGACGATGCAGTACCACGCCAATTTCGACAACTAAGTCGAGCCTTTTGGAGGGAGCTTCGGTTCCCTCCTTTTTTTAAGGAGAATTTGAAATGGCTATTACTTACCAGTTGCCTGAGAATAAGCCTTATAAGAAGGTGGCGGAGCTGAATGCTGCTTCTGAGGATTCCTATTACCGTCCTTGTGTGTACCTGGAAATCTCCCCGGAGCAGTTGAAGGCACTCACCATTGGCGATAACATCGAGGTTAAGCTTACCGGGCTAGTTAAGGGACTGGAGATGCGGGAACATGCTGTAGGAAAATCCCGACATGAGTTGGACCTGGAAGTTTCTACAATAACCATTCCCTCGAAAAATGTCTTCACCAAGATGGTGGACGAAGAAGAAGCGGAGTATGAGTAATGGCTTCCACGCTGTACGTAGTCAGGAAAAGGAATCCGTTTCTCCGGCCGGGGACTTTTGTCCGACTCTTTGACCACGGCTTTGAGCAGTGCATTACTCGCACAGTAGACGGAAGGTTGCAGATTGTGGGATATTCTGGGATGATTTTTTCCGAAGATACCTTGAAACCTTTTATCTCAGCGGTGCTTTCCAGGGGTCTGGATAATCGCTGCCAGAATGGTTCCGTCGGCGGTAACAAGGTTCTTATTCTTAATTGAGGTGAGTTATGAAAGATATTCATGTAGGCGTATGCGTTCCGAGCATGGGAAGCATCGTAACTGAGACTACTTCCTGTCTCTTACAGTTATCCGCATTCTTTCACCAGAATCGGGTTCCTGGGTGTAGGTCACAGAAGCTGAGTTTCATCTTCGCCCAGGGAAGTCTTCTGCCGCAGGTCAGACAGGGGGCATTTGCTTCTGCGTTGAAAGCTGGGTGTACCCATATCCTTGCCATCGACTCGGACATGAAATTCCCAAAGCAGGTGATTCACGGTCTCTTCAAGCATGATAAGGACTTCGTGGCTGCAAACTATGTTACCAAGCAAATACCCGCCGAGCCGGTTACCACTGGGCTGGATTTGGAGCGGGTCTACTCCACTTCGGATAAGCATGGGTTGGAGGTAGTTTCTCACACCGGATTTGGCGTAGTGCTGATTAAGACCAAGCTAGTCAAGCGAATTGGGCCTGCGCTGTTTGAGATTCGCTGGAACGAGGAGTCAGGGGCTTATATGGGTGAGGATGTTTACTTTTGCGAGAGATTTCGTGAGGCGGGCGGTAAAATCTATATCGACCATGACTTGTCGAAGCATGTAACACATCTTGGAAAGTACGAGTTCTCCCATGCACACTACAAGCCCGACTTATTGCGTACATAACATTTGCATTAAATGAGGTGTCGAAATGCACTGGACTGAAGATGATGGCGTTGATACCAACTGGACAGAGGGCCAGCTGCTCTTCTTTACCACTGACAGGTACGATGCAATTCGCCCTTATATTGAGCGGGTGAGCACAGGGAACGTTATTGGTAACTGTACGGATAAGATTAAGTTGATTATCCATACTGGACAATCCCTATCTATTGGCGGTGGTAGTAATCAGATTGTAGAATCTGCCCCGAGGTATCCTGAGTATTGCCAGATGCTTGCTGATGGCGCCAGGGGATTTGCTTCCTTTGCTTTCCTTGATGCTTACACAGTTGAGGAAGTTATTGCGTTTGCGGCAGATAAACTGATTACCGATGCCCCGGATTTCTTGCCTATACAGGAAGAGTCGTCTATAACCAGGGGTGAGACACAGGGCTCTGGAATGCTGGAGCGTTTGCATAAAAGGGAACTTAATGCAGAGGTTCAGTTAAATACCTATGTCTATCGTTCCCACGGGAGAGGTGGGGCAGATATTTCCCTGATAGAAAAGGGTGCCCCACCTTACTACATCGGCCTGGAAGAGGTTAGAAGAGTCAAGGATATCGCGGCAATCTATGGGAAGGAGGTTGAAGTTGTCGCACTGGTTATCACTCATGGAGAGGCGGACACAGATAACCCTACCTATGATGTATCCCTTACCCAGTTGATTGCTGATTATCGCGCTGATGTCCCTCTTATCACCGGCCAGACTACTACAATCCCTGTCTTCATCGACCAAGTTGCTCCTGCAAATCCGGACGGCCTTCAGACTGCTATACAGGAAATGCAGGTTGCTGTGGCCGATGCCCTGGATGGTGTTTATCTTACCGCGCCGAAGTATCAGTATGCTTACGTTGCTGCTGATAATGTGCATTTGGCCGCATTAAGCTACCGACTCCTCGGCGATTTGCAGGGATATGTCATCAGCCAGGTTTTGCAAGATGGTATTGACTGGGTGCCGCTTAAGCCCATTTCCTGGTCAGTCTCTGATACCATTATCACAGTAGTCTTTAATGTCCCTTCCGGTTCCCTTGCCTTCGATACCACCACACTCGCAGCTGCCCCTGACTATGGCTTCACAGTCATTGATGGCGGGGAGTATGCCACGATTTCTGATGTGTCACTCACTGCATACAACACCATGCAGATTACTTTGGCTGCCCCACTTAGTGGTGAGGCAAAGGCCTTGAAGTACGTCGAAGGTGGTGCGGATTATCAGCATGGGAATCTCCGGGATAGCCAGAACCTTTTAGCCCTTATCGACGGTTCGAATATCTATAACTGGTGTGTGGCATTTAATAAATCCCTGTATCTTCCCTACGAAGAAGAGGTAGCTGCTATCCCGGATATGAAAGCCTGGGTGAATGCTGGGAATGGAAATACTACTCTTGACGGTGGAAGTCAAGTAGTTCTTACCGACCTCTCTCCGGAAGGAGCTGATTGGTCTGTGCCGGCTGGGGTTACCACTGGTCCAGTTATCACCCCCGATACCTTGAATGGCTACCCAGTTCTTACGTTTAATGGAGTAGGGTCTGGCGTTGGTGGTCTTCAGCGGTCTGTCTCTGACCTACCTATTACTATTGGCGCTGCTACTTTCTTCGTTGTTTCCAGGCGGACGGCTCTTGATTCCACTCGCCAGTATACACTTGCGGCAAACACTCGCACTGATTCGTTCGTAATGGAGTATGCTAATAACAACACACAGCTTGCTGCCGGTATTAATGGAACTCTGGATTTGATAACGCAGGACCCTACTGTCTGGGACATTTGGGCAGTTAGTTATGATAATGACACACTTGTCTATAACCATTACACCAAGACAAACGGGGTGCAGCAGCATGCTATGCCGAGTGTTACGACAGTCCAGACCTTATTCATGGGGCAGAACGGAGCAACTGCTCTGGGCTTTAAGGGAGACATAGCAGAGGTTTTAGTCTTTTACAGGGACCTTTTTGCGGTAGGGGATGAGGCTTATCTAGCTTCAATCATCAACTACCTGTCAGCTAAATACGGCATCTAAGGAAAAATAGTTCTTGACATACTCACAGTTTTATGTTATGATACATATAAATCTGTGATAGTTTATATTTGGAGCTTGCTATGGAATCCTCAGAAATTCGCAAAATTGCTCGAGAGATTATTGCTGAGATTCATGAGCAAAAGCATGAATTCTGGATTGACGGAGAAATCCACTATAATGAGCATGCAAAGATAAAACCGCTGACGCCGGAGGATGTAATGGCCTTGAAAGATGCTGCTACCGCGTTCAGGTCTGTCAGTAAAACATTCATGCGGATTTCGTTTCTGGTAGTTATCCTGGCCTCGGCGATACTTGCGGTACTTGCTGCGCTTGGGAAAATACGGTTGGTGTGATATGAAGCAGCATAAATTCGGAGCTAGGTCTAGGGCAAACATGGAGGGTGTACACCCTGCTTTGGTGGCTGTACTTTACAAAGGGCTTGGGTACTCTCCCTATGATTTCGGGATATCCCAGGGGGTGCGCACTCTTGCGGAACAGCAAAAGGAAGTTGCAGAGGGAGATTCAGAAACTGTCCGGTCTGCCCACCTGATACAGCAATCTACAGGGTATGGACATGCCGTAGACTTATATGTATTCGTTGATGGCAAAATTACCTGGGAGCATAAATACTTCCGTAAGGTAATTCAAGCTCTCTTTCGTGCAGCTATTGAGCTTGGCGTCCAGATTGAAGTAGGGGCATTGTGGAGAGATTTCCTTGACTCTCCGCATGTCCAATTGGCCCAGCACACTTACGGAGGAGAATACCTGTGAAACAGAAATGGCTGGACATTGCAGAGGTATTGGATGCGTATAGAGTCTTTCCCAGGCTCTTTCTCTTTGGCTATTCCTGGGTGATTTATGACTCTTATCGCTGGTTCAAGGGACTCCCAGAGCCATCAACAGGTCATACGTTTATGATTTCTACTGTGTGGGGTATGGCAGCTGTTATCACTGCTTGGTACCTTAATACGGGGAGAAAGTGGCAATGAACATTCAGATGATTTTGAAGTCCATTGTGCTTATGACTGTCCTCGCCATGATTGGTGGGGCTTTTTTACTTGGCACAAGGTACGGAGAATCCAGGAAGGATAGTCAGGCCCTGCGAGACCTGGATGCAGCCTTCGAGAGATTGTTTAATGCAGAGGAAGAGCTGGATACTCTGCGAAAGGAGCGGAAGGAGATTACTCGTGGACAAGTTAGAATCATTCGCCAAACAGCGGATTCGTGTGCTGACGCCGTTCCTGCTCCTGATATTCTCAGGGTGCTCGACGAGTCCGACGCTGCCGGTAAGCCTTGAGCTTTTGCGTGATTGTGATTATCCCGCAAGGACTGGTAAATCTTGGCGCGATGTGGCAGAAGCTTATGTCGAGCGCGGAGAAGCCCTGCAAGAATGCACGGATAGACTCCGGGCCGTCAGGAAATCAATTGGAGGTAAATAGTCGTGACTAAGTCACAATTCATTACGCTCTTGAAGCAGCGGCTGTATAACAACAAAGATTCTGCGCTCGAGGCGATTATTGTCAGTGAGATGGACTTGGTGCAGAGTACCGCGCTGGAAGGGGCAGAGTTTTATCCCTGGTTTCTTCTATCCGAGTTTGTTACTTCATATACCACTGCAGGGGAAAGGCGGATGGCACTGCCTAGCGATTTCCTGGCCGAGTGGGAAGACGGAACTCTTTGGATATATGATGAAAGTTCCTCTGATGATAAATGGATTGAGCTCTGGAAGGATGATTATGATGCGCTGCTGGCTCGGTATCCGGGGGAAGGAAAGCCGGTGGCCTACGCCCAGGACAATGGCTACTTCTATCTCTTCCCGCAGCCGGACGCTATTCATACCCTAAAGATGCGGTACTACCAGAAACAAACGCTCCCTTCCGACCTTGCTGATGGGGAGACAAATCTCTGGTTGACAAAGGCTTCCGATTGGTTTCTGGCTGAGACTGGTTATACCATTTCCGCGTTTCACCTGGACCTGCGCGACCTGGAGGTGAAGTTTGATAAGGCCAGGGCTGAGTCTAAGCGCCGGCTCTATGTCAAGCATGTAGCGCTGGAAGAACAGAACATTCACAGGACAATGGGAGATTAAGAAATGGCCCTCGAAGATTTGACCGGGGATGTCTATATTGACTCCCTGGTAGCAACCAATCCAGTCGGGAGTACGGATAAGGTAAAGACACTGGATGACCATGTCAGGGGAATCAAGAATGTTCTTCTGAAAAGTTTTCCGTCGATTACCGGAGCCGTTACTGCAACCAATGCAGAGTTGAGTAAACTTGCTGGTGTCACGGCGACTACTGCGGAGCTTAATAAACTCGCAGGGCTTTCGGCGACTACCACGGAGTTGAACAAACTTTACGGGGTAACGGCCACTACCGCGGAAATCAACAAGCTTGCAGGACTACTCGCTACCACGGCGGAGTTGAATAAGCTGGCTGGTTCCACTTTCTCCGCTACTGAGTTGAACTATATTACTGGAGTTACCTCTGCCATTCAGACACAGTTGGATGCAAGGGCTTTGGCCTCTAGAACTCTCACAGCTGGAGATGGCCTAACGGGTGGTGGTGACCTTACAGCTAATCGGACATTTACGCTCGGGACTCCTGGGTCAGTTACATCCAGTTCCACCAACGGGGTAACCGCTACCAGTCATACGCACGAACTAGCAGCCGGCGCGGTGGTCGAGGCCAAGTTGGGTACTGGGGCTGTGACAGTAACAAAGCTTGGCAACCAAGCCGTTACAACGATAAAGCTTGCAACAAATGAGCGGATGACTACGGACAATGTTCTTGGAGCAACCGCAGGGGCAGCGGCTGGTGCAGTTGGAACTTACGTGTTTGCCTACGGCGGGGCTTCTGATATAGCCTTTGGTGGTACAGTTGCGGGGAGTTCCCTCCAGCCCACTGGCGCAGCTTATACAGTTAACACTACAGGGTCTCCCTCGAATTATTCATTTACCTTAGGGTCTGCACTGGCGGGAACTTGGCGCTGTATGGGATATTATGACCGCATACCTACCCAGTCTAGCCTGACTGCGCTTGGTGCAACTCTTTGGCTGAGGATTTCGTAATGAAAATTAGAAACGCTATTCACACTGCTTATGGCTCCATTGACTGTGAAATCGAGCATCCAGTCTATGGGTGGATTCCATTCACCGCATCTCCTGATGACGCAGAAGAACATGGGCGGCAGATATATGCTGACCTCGTAGCACAAGGGAATATTGCAGCAGCTGTGTCCCCGCCGGTGCCTACCGAGACGGAGCTCTTGCAGAAGGAGCGAGAGGGGATGCGTGTGAGTCGATTCCAGGCTCGCGCTGCTTTGCATCAGGCTGGTTTACTTTCGCAGGTTGAAGCTATCATGGCTGACCCTGCTACGGATACGTTGGTGAAATTGGCCTGGCAGGATGCCCAGGAGTTTGTAAGATTTTCTCCTACTATCCAGACAGTAGCTGGCCTTTTGGGAATCACGGATGCTGAACTGGATGGTTTGTTTCGCCTGGCCGCATCTATTCACGCCTAACCAGGATTCTTTATCATGGCCATTTTGACGCTATCTAATCTAGGTTCCCTCGGTATTATCCGAGACAGGCCTGCACATGAGCTGGAGCCAGAGGCATTTAGCGATGGCCAGAATGTGCGGTTTAAGGATGCCTTCGTCGAGAAGGTTGAGGGGCATCAGCGAGTTCTGGAAGATAATAATCCACTAGGCACACCTCCCTATTGGAACTTGGAGTGGGTTACTCCTATTGAGTATTACTGGATATACGCAGGGACTACGAAGATATATCGGACAGACGGAGATACCCACGCTAATATCACGAGGGCGGCTGGTTCGTATAATGCAACTGCTACCAGTCGGTGGTCCGGCGGAGTTCTTGGCGGAGTTCCTATTATCAATAATAATAGCGGGTCTGATTACCCTCAACAATGGGATGGGTCAGTTAATCTCATGAAGGACCTGGATAATTGGCCGGCGGATAACTATTGCGGATTTATCAGACCTTTCCGGGAATTCCTGATTGCTGGAAATATCACTGATGCTTCTGGGAATTACCCGCAGCTTCTTCGCTGGTCCCACCCGGCTACAGCTGGCTCGGTCCCCTCCTCTTGGGATATTACGGATGACACGAAGCTGACAGGAGAAAGGCCATTTTCCGAGGGCGGAGGTGCTTTGCTGGATTCCTTATCCCTTGGGGACTTTAACATTGTTTATCTGGAGCAAGCTGTTTGGTCGATGCAATTAGTGCAGGCTAATTCCGTCTTTGCCTTCCGCAGGATTTTTGATACCATCGGGATTCTCTCGGGGGATTGTGCTACAGAGTTTATGCGGAGGCACTTTGTTGTTGGCTTCGGTGATATATATGTGCATAATGGGCAGACCATGGAAAGCGTGGTGAATGCCAAACTGCGTCGGTGGTTTTATTCTAACCTGCACCCGGATTATTACAAGCGGACTTTTGTAGTTACTAATAAAATCAAGAATGAGATTTGGGTGTGTTTCCCTTCCCAAGACTCTCTTGGCCTTTGCAATATGGCCTTAATCTGGAATTGGGTAGACAATACCTGGGCTGTTCGTGACTTACAAGAGTTTTCCTATGGCGCTTATGGCGTAATTACTGCCGTTGAGAATGATATCATCGATGACCAGGAACAAATAATTGATGATGATGACCAGGTAATTAATGCGTCCGCGTTTAATCCTGGCTATAGCAAAATCCTGATGTGTTCGCCAAGCCCCATTCGCTTGTATGAAATGGATGTTACGACAAGATTTGCTGGCGTTAAGTTTACCAGTTATGTCGAACGGACTGGCTTGGCTATTGTAGGAAGGGACAGGTTTGGGAACTGGAAAACTGACCCAAAAAGTAAAAAGTTTGTAAGGCGTGTATACCCGAAACTGGATTCGGATTACACAGTCGAGGTATATATCGGAGGGCAGGATAACCTAAATGACGCGGTTACCTGGACTTCAGTGACTGAATTCAACCCGCGGACTGACACACATATCGACTGCCGGGTACAGTTTACCTACATAGCCTATCGTATTGAGTCACATGATGGGCAATACTGGCAGTTTTATGGAATTGACTTTGACCTGGACGTTGTTGGGAGGGCAGTCAGATGAGTACTGATAACGAACGAATTGGTTATGACCCTGCGCAACTCCCAGAGGAACTGGAAAATCTAGTCCCTGTATTGCAGGAAGAGCTCTGGAAACTGCAAAATGTGCTGGATTATATCCAACGCGGTTATCAAGATATCCTGCATGTGGAGCCGACTAAGCGCAGGGAAATGATGGTAGTGGCGGCGGATGGGACTGATTGGGACCCGGGCCATGGCAAGGGGCTTTATATTTACAAGGACGGAGCCTGGCGCTGGTTCATGGCTTTTGGGGATGTCTGGAGTTCTGTTCCTGTTCCTGCTACCAGCCTTACTACAGCTGCCGCAAATACGCCGGATTTCCAAAAATTCCGTGATGATGGGTCAGCGAGTACTGGTGTCTATGCCTGGCATTTCGATGATAATTCACTTGAGCAAGCTTTTTTTGAAATAGTTGTTCCGTTGGATTATAAGGTCGGAACAGACTTGGATTTACACTTCCATTGGTCACCTGCAACAACTAATACAGGGAACGTATATTTCGGCGTAGAATATACTATGCAGAATATTGATGGGGTGTTTCCTTCTACTACTATCACAATGGGCACAGCCGCGGCTGATGGAGTAGCTAAGAAACATCAAATAGTTTCCAGTGTGCTTTTGGATGGAACGAATGTTGAACCTGGTGCTCATATCCTTTTCCGCGTTTGGAGGGATGGGGCTGATGCCGCAGATACATTGACTGGTGATGCGGTCTTGCTGTCTGCTCATATTAACTACAAGATGAATGGATTTAGTGTTGAGGCCATTTAATGGGTAAGCTGCTATGAGGCATTTTTTTATCTTAGGCTTTCCTCGAAGTATGACTGCTTGGCTGGCTAATTATTTTACCTATGGAGATTCCTTTTGTTTTCATGACGGATTAGCTGGGTGCCGGACGCCGGAGTCTTATAAGGAAAAACTACGTTCTATTCCTGTTAATCATGTTGGTGATTCGGACAGTGGTTTGCTTTTCGTAGACTTAGCTTATATGTTTCCGGACTCTCCAGTAGTTATCATCAAAAGAGATATTCTGGATTGTAAGGAATCTTACGAAAAGAAATTTGGAAAGATACCGGATATTGCCTGGGGTTACATGGACACAGCAATGAAAAAGCACAAAGGACTTATAGTGGATTTTAGGGATATACCTGCTCGACTTGATGAGATTTCCGAGTATTGTATTGGGCAGAAATTACCGCAAGAGCGAAAAGAGTTCTTGCTAAACCTGAATATTCAGATTATTCAGAATAAGGCAGAGTTATCATTTCTAACCGAGGGTTACTAAAATGGGCTGGATTGGACCTGTAGCTGGAGCTGTTATTGGTGGGCTATTCGGTGGTGGTGGTGGTGGTTCCCAGACAACGAGTAATGCACCTTGGTCTGGGGTTCAGCCCTATATGCTGGATTCCTTTGGTCAATTGCAGGATATGGCAAATCAGGACTGGTCTGCCTTTCCGTATCAGCAAGCTGTAGCGGGCTTCACCCCCGAGACTGAGCAAGGGCTTTCCATGCTTTCGTCCCTGTCTGGTCAACTTCCCGGATATATTGACCCGGCGATGCAGGCCTGGCAGGGGGTGCTTGACCCCAGCATGATGCAAGGGCTTACTCCGGACATGTCAAATTACATGGTACAGGGGCCGCAGGGGATAAATGCTGACATCAATCCTTATCTGGATGCGGCAGCGCAGGGAGCTATTCGGCCAATCACAGAGCAGCTGACCCAGCAAATTCTCCCCCAGATTTCGCAACAGGCTTTGGCCACTGGGGGGTTCTCCGGAAGTCGGCGGAATCTGTCGGAGGCGCAGGCGGTGGATAAGGCGGTGGAATCTATGGGTGATGTTACCTCAGGGATTTACCAGCAGGGATACGAGAATCTCTACGGCCGTCAGCTTGGTGCACAGATGCAGCAGCAGCAACTGGGCCAGCAAGCGCAGATGGCAAACCTGCAGGGGCAGTTGGGGGCTGAAGGTATTGGTGCGCAGACGAGAGGTCAAGGGTTGCAGGCATATATGCAAGCGTTGATGCAATCACCCCAGATGCTACAGATGCTTCAACAGCCGGCTGGTTTGCAGATGCAGGTTGGTGGTGCGCGGCAGCAACAGACTCAGGCTGAGATTGATGCACAGCGGCAGGCTTATGAGTACGAGCGTGACCAGCCATTCAATGCGCAGCTGGAATACCTTCGGGCACTGCAAGGAGTCCCGGGTGGACAAACTACGAGCCCGGCGCCGTATACTTCTCCACTACAGGGGGCTTTGTCGGGAGCTGCTATCGGTCAGTCCATCTCGCAGGGTGTTCAGCAGAATCCGCAAAGCCAGCCAAGTTCTGGTGGAGGTTCCGCGCAGGGCTTCGCATATAACCCTAATGCCCCGTCGACTACGGACCTGTTTGTTAACGGCAAGGGCGGAGTGAGGTATTACTAATCATGGCTGCTCCTATGTCAGTAAATAGCTTAATGGCGGGGCTTGCTGGGGGTGGAGCTACTCCCCCTCCGGTGCCTCCGGTGCCTAACATGGCGCAAGCTCTTGGTGGTCCTCCGCCGGGGCCGCAGATGCCTGGGATGATGCCGCCGGTCCCAGCTCTTCCGCCCGAAGGTGGAGCGCCTTTTGCTGGACTCCAATCCGCACTGGCCGCAGGTAAACCAGTTCCGTCCTTGGATGAACTCATCTTCGGCATCAAAGCAACAACGGAGGGTATATAACATGGCTCGCCCACTCAATCCTAATGAGGAACTTATCAAGTCACTTCTTCCGCCTTCCGGTGTTTCACCTGCTGGGGATTTGGCGCAGATGGCCGTTCCGCCTATTTCCCCTGCTCCTGTACCTCAGATGCAGGGAATGCAAGGGCCTGCAACTCCCCCACCGGCCCAGCCTCCTGCTCCGGGAATCGGCCAGAAGATAGGGAATTTCGTGCAGGGAATTGGTGATACTCCTGAAGAACGTCAGGCACTTATCCGCTTTGCTACCTCGATGATGCAGCCTGTTGACCCGCGTACGCAAACGGTGGCTGGGAGGTTCGGAGAAGCTTTGCAGGGCTCGGTTGATTATCTGGCTCAGTTGAGAGAAAGGGAGCGGATGGCGAAGGCGCAGGCCGAGCAAGCTCAGTATGAACGAGGCCAAGCGGAGAAAGAGTTCAAACTTAAGGAGCGTGAAGTCGGAGCTAAGGAAAAAGGTGTTTCCATCGAGGAGAAGAAGCTTGGACCTGAGGCTGGGTTGAAGGGTGCACAGGCTGAAAAGGCCCGGGCGGAGGCTTGGTATCTTCGGAACATGAAGAAGGAGCCGGGGACCGAAGCTGGTGCGAAGCAGTCTTATGCGGAGAAATTCGCAGCGAGTCTTTATAAGATAGACCAGATGAAACCACAGGCGGAAAGGAAATATCAGGTCCAGGACCAGGCGATTGCGGATGCTGTGCAATTCCTGGAAACTGCTGGGAAGAAATCACCGGCGGCAGCTGTGGCTGATTTCTATACCACCGTAGCTCCAGCATATTCTCTTGTTGCAGGAAGTAACAGAAAGGAGGATTTAAAGGAGAAAGATGTGTATGATGAGCTGGCTGCTATGATACGTAAAGAGGCCTCGGAGGTTGCCCCGTATCAGCAAACGGTTCTTCCGACACAACCCCAAGCGCCGGCACAGGCTCCGGCTGCAGCTGAACACCCCCGGCCGACTTCGCAGGCGGAATACGACGCACTCCCGACGGGTACTGTGTACGTTGACCCAGGTGATGGCAAACTTTATAGGAAACCCTAATAATGGCTACATTTAATGGAATACCAGTGGAAGACGAGAAAGCCGTCGAGGCAGGGGTAGATACCTCGGCCAGACCTGTATTCGCGGGTGCAGAAGCAGAGGTTCCTATGTTTTCTGGTATTGACGAGGAAACATATCAGGAACGAGAGAGAACAAAAGCTCGGGAATTTATCATGCAACTCCCTCCAATTGTCCCGGCGGAGAAACCTCAAGGGGAGTTCGCTGCGGACCCTTCTACCCCCATGCAGCAGATACAAGAACCTATGCGAACTCCGGTAGGTCAGCAAGTTTCTGCTACTGCTGGTGCCCCTGCTTTTCCTGGTATAAAGGAAGAGCCGCAGCCGATTGGCACTCCACAAAAAGCGCATCAAGTTACTGTGGCAGAAGCAATAGGGGCTGTGCCACAAACGGCTGCTGGTATAATTCAACAGGCTTCTGCTGGTTTGGCTGAATCCGCGGTAGCACTGCAGCAAGTACTTCCAGGGAAATATGTAGTTGCGGCTGTGAATTCCCTTGCATCCCTGCTGGCGGGGGAGGGGACTTCTGGGTGGGAAGATACCCTACAACGATTTTCTGCTAGCGATAAGCGTATACTCGAGCGCCAAGGGCAAATGTATGAAGCCGGTGAGCAAAGGATGCGAGAAGCCCTTCCGGAGGGTGAAATGGGCTTATTCGCTCGGTCCGTACTTTCTGCGGGTTCTTCTCTTGCCACGGCTCTTCCGCTTCTGGCCGCTGGTCTTCTTACGAAGAATCCCGCAGTAGTGGCCCCAGCCTTTGGGGTTATTGAGTATGCTAAGGGGCATGCAGACTCCTTTGCCCAGGATGGGAATTACCTTAAAGCTACTAGCCATGGTTTGGTTTCAGGATTAGCTGAATGGGGAACGTCAGCACTCCCAGTCAAGTGGCTCTTTGCTAATGACGTTGGGTTCAAGAAGCGACTGATAAATTTTGCCCTCGCGGAAATTCCTGGGGAGAACGTGGCGGAGCTGACGCAAAAAGTTTCTAGGTACATTCATGACCTGCCGGAGGATATGTCAGCTGAAGCCTTCTTGAACACAATGGCTGAGACTACACTCTCTACCATGATGGCCGGCGGGGTTCAGATGGGGACCATGGTTGGGGTGGAAAAGGCTGTTGATGCTGTTGCCCAGCAAAGGAATAAGAAAATCATTGAGAAGTTTGGTAAGGATGAATCAATGCAGCTTTTGCAATCCCTGCTTCTTACTGATATGGATTACAAGAGTGCGGAAAAGCTGATAAATGAAATCAATGAAAGGCCTGATGTAGACATAGGCCCTCACTTCTTTGGCGTTAATATTCAGAAGGGAGAGAATGTAGCTGACTTTGATTTATTTTCTGACAAGGCTGTTGCCTCTTTCCCCCGCGATAAGATGTTTTCTCCTTTCGATTTGAAAGCTACTCCAGCTCAATCGGAAAGGCTGCTGCGAGAGCAGACTGATGCTATTAGTGGCTTGCCCTTCTCTGACCCAAGGGTAGAGCGGAAGCCGGGGGAGGTAAAGGTAGCGGAGTTTAGTCAGGCTCGAAAGCAGGTTGACATGTATGACGAGCGGATTGTTGGGATAAAGGATGCTATTGATGTTGCTACAGACCCAGCTGATAAAGAGGCAATGCTTCGATTGCTGAAGGAGACTAATCAGGCAAGGCGGGTTGCCAAGGAATTACTTGACCATGATAAGGACATTATGACTAATATTGCCTCCATCATGCAGGAATGGGTTAAGACTTACATGCCTGCAGGAAAGCTGATATTGTATCCGCTGGAAATGGAAGGAGCCACTACCCGCGGGCACCACTATGTCCTTGATGATGGCACGTTGATTGTTGGCCTTAACCGTGATGCATTCGTGGATTCAGCTTCGTCCAAGCGTCTGAATAGGCCTGCTTTGGTGGAGGTAGCTGGGCATGAGTTTGGCCATGCGCTGGTTTCCCATTATTGGGAGAAGTTGCCTGATACCACCAAGAACGCTATTTATAAGGAATATAAAGATTGGCTGTTGAAGGCAAGGAAAGTTACTACTTTGGATGAGCTGTGGAGACACAGGAATACCCCGTCTTTAGTTCAGGGAGAAGCTCGCTTTGGCGGCCGGTCGAAGGCAATATTGGATACGCCAACTCGCCGCGGAGGGAAGCGGGCAGAAGGTCCATATCAAGACGTTGTCTCCAACCTCATACGGCAGCAGATGAATACCCCAGAGGGTAAGCGAGAATTAAGTGCCCAGGAATATATCTATTCCTTCGACGAGTTCATGGCGAACAATATCGCAAAGGCGCTTACAAAAAGCAAAAAAGGCCTTTCGCCTGTTGAGGTCCATTATGCAAGGACAGCGGAACTGTTAAAGCGCTTCTGGCAGAGATTTGGAAATACCTGGGCTCCCAAGCAATCTGTGGAGGCCTGGCTGGAAATGCTGGCGCTGGATAAGCAAATTGATAACACAATCCAGCAGCTGGAAGCAAAGGGGGTCGAGGTACAAAGGGGGGATTTGAATAAGCCGGAAGTGATAATGTCTAAGGTGCTGGACAAGCTTGACCTTCCGGTAGGACTTAAGAAGGAGGTAAGAAGTGGGCTGGATAATTATGGCCGCGTGATGAAGTATGGATATACATTATTGCAACTTGCGGAAGCAAATCCAACAAACTCGGGTTTGCAGCAATATGTCCGAGCGGTAAAGGAATGGGCGAATCTGAAATCCTCCTGGAACTTTATCACCAATGAGGTGCTGAATGACTGGAATGGGTTAGGGAAGGACCAGGCAGAGAGGTTGAGTAAATATCTCCTGGCTACCGCAAAGGAATCTATTAAGAAGCAAAGAGCCCTTACACCTTCCGAGCTTTCAGAGATTGACAACTGGAAGGCACATCAACTAAGTGATGATGCCCTTACGGTGTTTGATTCTGTTCAAGGAATGTTCAAGGATGCCCTGGGTTTTGATATGCAGAACCCTGGAGGGATTTACAAAGTTCTTCTGGATAATATTAAAAAGGAGTTTAAGGATGCACCCACGGCTGCGATGGCTCAAATTGAAGAACTGAACAAGGAAATGCAGACCCTGGCCAATCGGACGTATTTCCCCTTTAGCCGTTTCGGGAAATTCACCGTGATGGTAAGGGCGCTGGAAGACGTTACCATTGATGGGACTGCGTATAAGACTGGCGAGGTCATTGACTTTCGCACAGTGGAAACGCAGAAAGAGCAAAAGCAACTGCACCGGGAACTTACGCGGAACTATCCCAAGCATCGGGTAAGCGCAAGGAAGATGAGTGATGAAGCCTTTTCCTTCCGAGGTCTTCCGCCGCAGATAATCCAGCGGTTGAGGAGTAAGATGGACTTGAGCCCAGAGCAGCAAGAGGTTCTGGATGGGATTATTTTTGAGTCGCATCCGGGACGGACCTTCCTCTCCCACCTGCAAAAGCGGCAAGGAACTCCGGGTTTTTCCGAGGATGCCATGCGGGTGTTTGCTGATTATTTCCAACACTATGCTGGGCATCTTGCGCGAGCCAGTTACTATGACCAGTTGAATGGTGGGATTCAGGCAGTAAGAACTCGTGCGGCAGATATAGCTGCTAAGGGAGGTAATGCTACCACGACGGACCTGATTGCTGAGCATCTTGAAAATCACTATGATTACATCATGAACCCTGGAAACGAATGGGCGAATCTGCGCGCCTTTGGCTTCCTTGTCCACCTTGGGTTTAACATGAAGTCCGCTTATGTGAACTTCTTCCAGACTCCGGTCATGACGTATTCCTACCTGGCGGCAAGGAAAGAGCTAGGCGGAGGGATTGGGATTGGGGATTTAAGGGCGGTTAAGGAGATTTCGCTGGCTGCTGCTGATATTCCACAGGTTATTCTCGGGAAAAAGGATTTGACTTCTGGGGAGCAGGCCATGATTGACCAGCTTCGTGCAAATGGTATCATTGATGAATCGCTGGCTACAGAAGTGGCGGCTGCGGCAGAAGGTGGGATTCTTTCCAGATACCTTCCGGGGACATTCTTGAAGTCGAAGAATCTGGCCTTTACCGTCCGGCGGGTAAGCTCCATGGCGGCTGTTCCGTTTCAACTTATTGAACAGTATAACCGCCGTATTACTGCCTTGGCTACGTATCGGCTGGCAATCAAGGCAGGGATGGACCAGGAGACAGCGGTACAAGAAGCACACACTGCTATAGAGAAAACGCAGTTTGAATATGCTAGGTGGAATCGGCCGAGGCTATTTAGAGGGAAGCAGTCCTTCATCTTCCTGTTCTATAGCCATCTGCAGAACAGCTTGCATTTCTTCCGGCATGACCCAGGCGGCGCCCGAGCTCTCCTGATGACTGTGTTCCTTGCAGGCCTTAGTGGGTTGCCTGGGGCTGAAGATATCATGGACTTGTTTGACCTGATTGCTAACTGGTATAACAAGCACTTTGGCACAAAGGACGTTAAGACTGATATCAGGCAAGATATAAGGAAATTTTCAGTTGACCTTGGAATGAATCCTGATTTAATCATGCATGGAACCTCGAGGCATTATGGCTTAGGTCCGCTGCATGCGTTGGAACTAACAGGGCTTCCTGTTCCGAACGTGGATATTTCAGGCTCACTCTCCTATGGGCGGGTGGTGCCGGGATTGCAGCCATTGTTAAATCCGAGGAGGGATTCTATGTCTACGTTGGGAAGAGCTGGGGAAGATGTACTTGGAGCTTCCGTGACTCCGTTCTTCGGTCTGTATGATATGATTGCAGGGGATAATCCTGACACGTGGAAAGCCTCGGAAAAAATGATGTTCACCTTCATGGCTAATCTGTCGAAGTCAGCACGGTGGGCTGTACGCGGGGAGGAGACGGATAGGACTGGAGCAAGGATAGTTGAGTTCGATGTTACAGACCCGAGGCATCTGGCGGAGATTGCAGCAAATGCGCTTGGCTTTGCTCCAACAAGATTGCGGATGGCCCAGGAAGGAAATTGGCAAAAGGCGGAGACTTTGGAATACTATCTGACCAGAAGGGAGATGATTCTCAGGGCGTTTAATCTTGCTAAGAAAGCCAGGGACCCTGAGGCGGTTGCTGATGCCAAGGATGCGGTGAGGAGGTTTAATCGGTCAGTCCCGGATAGGACATTAAGGATTACCGGGGAGAATCTGGCGGATAGCTATATGTCGTACAGGAAGGGAATCAAGATGGTGGAAAGAGGATTTCCTCGACAGCCAAAGTATAGAGGGATTTATCGAGACTTGGCTGATATCTATCCACAGTATGAATTCAGCGAAGAAGAGGAGGATTAAGGGAGAGGGGCTTAGGCCCCTTTCTTTTTATACTAGTTTCCAGCCCTTCCCGGTATGTTGGTAGATAACTGCTTCTTCTGCGAGGTCACTGGCTTTAGGGGCAACGCACTTAGTATACTCAATCGTATGCAGAGATTCTATTATCCGCAACTTAATAGTAGGGCCTTCGCTTCTATAGTACTCCCCTCGATGTGGGCCATTCAGTACATATCCACAATACATAGCTGATTATCTCCTGTCAGTGATAGGGGGTGGCCGCGTGTGGGGCCGTATGGCGGGCCGTGGTATGGGGGGCGCATGGGTACTACCGGCCCGGTGCCGTTTGTGGATTGGCGGGCCGTTGTGGGCCGCGTGACGTGGCATCCTTTCCCGTATCTAGCCCCGTTTCCGGCCCGTCCCCGGTGAATCCACCCATTCCCCCATAAACCATGTGGTTATTCTCATGTCAGTTTCCTGAATGCCGCCAGCGCTTCCTGCCGCCCTATTTTCTCTCCGGTAAGTTCCTTTGTTTTTTCCACATACATCTCTATCCACATGTTGATAGCTTGGCGGTAGATGTAATTTCTCAAAGTGCTTCCGGCCGGGATTCTGTAATATGTTCCATCCGCTTTAAGTTCCTTTTCTGCTCGCACGAGATAAAGCTCGAACATTCTCTTAGCATTCTTGCATGTTCCGTTGCATCGAGTTTCCCCGCTTCGCAGTCTGGCTCGCTGTGAATTGACAGAGCGCTTATCAACGCCAAGCCGATTAGCAAGAATAGAAGCACGAATGTTACTGGTAGTAGATATAAAAGTATCCTCACAGCAAAATCCCTCCGCTTGGGCTAAGTCACACATGAGGTGCTGAGACATACTATTTCCCCTTAATTGGTTCCAGATAAATAGTCCCGTTCTTGTTTGTCTGGCGGACGAAGCCAGCAAGAATGCAGGACTCGATGATAGCTTGGAAATCTTTGAACTTGATGCGGGTGAAGAGCTGGCGATAGACTTCCACGCGCTCCGTAGGCCCTCGGTTGTTAAGGTAGCGGATTAAGGTATCCGTGTCTCTGGAATCATCTGTCTTACCGATGTTAGCAAAGACCTTAGGCATATCATGCTCGAGGATGGAGATAAGGGAGTTTGCATTTTCCAAATCTTTCTTTTCCAAAATGAGTGCATTCTTATGGGCGGCGGATAGAATCATTGCGAGCTTATGGATATGGGTTTGCTTACGGGCTAGGTAGCCTGCGAATCTTTCGTTGTCCAGATGGGCCGGACGTTTTGCATAATGTTCCTCATACCACGTTTCTCCCCAATCTTCCGCTTCTTGTGATAGGGTGAATTCCCCTGCCATGGATGTTGAAATTATTTCCAGGTCATGCACAAGCCTACGCCCAAATTCCTCGAAGTCCTTTGGAAGGTGTTTCTTTGGGTAGGCTACCAGCTGGCGTTTCTTCTCCGCGTAGACAAAAACGGTGCGGGAGGTGAACCCGCCGCCAATCATATATTCTGGAAAGTTCCCCGCAATCCAGTCAGGTGTGGTACAGGCGATGATATTAATCCAGGGGTTTTCGATACTATCATTCCCTTGGGTCTTCGTCGCCTTTGACCATGCTCCGACCTGCCCATCCCAGAGAGACACAAGCACGTCCACCATCTCCCTGTCATTCGGATTCAGGAATGTCCCGAACTCGGAGGAGACGATGGTAATAGCTGACATGGAAAAATATTCCTCCCGGCCCGGGACTTCAAATAGTTCTGTTGACTGAGCAAGGGATTGTGCAAGAGCCTGCCATGTTACAGCATCCGGCCCAAACTTAATCCCCCCGACTTGGCGAAGCAAGCGCATACCGATAGACGCCGTGGTGGACTTGGATACGATTCCAGGTGGGGCCACGAACACGATGTAAAAGTTCGGTGTCCACTGGAAATATCCCTGGTCTATCCACACCTTACGGCGCAAGGCTCCGGCTAATACTGAAATTCCAGTCCAGAAATGGAATTTATCTGGGGCTTCTGAATGCCTGGAGTATTCCATGTACGCGCTCAGCCAGTCGTTAAAATACCGACCTTCTGAATTGAGCTCGTCGCTCATAACGCTCTCCTACTTCAAGTCTGCCCAACCCATGTACAGGGGTTCTGCGTGGTGTGGGAGAGTCTGGGAATAGGCAAGCTCGTCGGAAAGTCCTACGGAATCCTTCCAGCCGGGAAGCTGAAGTACGATGATTCCCCTGGAACCCGTAAGCATGGCAAGAGCATAATCTTTCCAGAAAGAATAATCCTTGGGAAGGTCGTGTGCGTGGGCGAGCTCGTGGCAATGCAGGATGGGAGAGAAGACGTGGACTCCGGAATTGAGAAGCTTGGCCACTGCCTTCATTGCGTAGCGAGCTCGTTCGTGCTGAACTTCAGGGTCAGGAGAAGAGTAGGGCTGGCCGAGGTAAAAGTAGTTACCAGTAGCAGATTGCACGGAATCTTTCAGTTGTTTCTGCAACTTATCAATCTTATCATCACGCTGCTGGATGGTCATTTGGTAGTGCTGGAGTGTGCGCTGGAGATTTATTACCTCGTTTCCAGACAAGGTGGAACAAGCAAATTGCCCAAGGAATGGGGTGCAGAAATACCGCGCTTCCTCAATTTTTTCAGTGAGTGTTTTTTCTTCGCACATGATACCACCTCATTTAATGTGATAGAATTACTTGCAATAATCAAGCAGCCAACGCCTTCCAGATAGGCTGATTGAAGTAAGGACTACTCTTGTCGGTGATGGTGTCCCCTTCCCAGGGAATATCAATACATTCCCCCCAATTTTTTCTAGAGACTGAGAGGCCGATGGGAATAGTGAGAGGGTCTTCGTAAGGAATAACTATCTCGAGATTCTTGCGAAGCTCTGCCCGGCGTTCGAGGAATCCAGCTATCTTTGTCTGGTAAACCACGGAGTCATGGACTTGCATATTCATCACCGTGTCAGGGACATTAGCATCGACGTTTAGCATGCCCTTGTTGATGGCAATGGCGACAGTTGACTGCGGCGTCCAAGCAAGGGCCTGGGGCAGTGCGTGCTCAATGCGGTCGAAGAATACCTTACGAAAGCCAAACTTGTTGTAGATGGTGCGGGTAGTCATCAGGGAGTTCATGGTTCTATCATGCCAATCCTTGATTCCGGGATGGGCGGAGAACCATTTGTAGATAAAGTCCTCGGCTTCGCGCACGGTTATGCCCAGGGAGATAGCAAGTGTCCGGGCGGATACTCCGTAGTTCACAGCATGGACACCGCGCTTGGCCATCGAACGGGTGTGAGGTGTGAGCTTTTTGAATATCGCCATAGCATTTTCGTTGTGCAGGTCAGCGTCTGGGTCACGGAAGATGGCCTTGAGAATATCGTCATTTGCCTCCCAGGCTACGACTTGGGCATCCGCCTGGGCAAGGTCCGAGTCACAAATGTAGAAGCCCGGGTCAGGTATAAACATCTTCTTAACATTGGGGAGCTCGATTGTCTTGGCTACCATGTCTCGACCTCCGGGATACCAGTATCACACAGTTCAAAGTAATTCATATAATTCACAGACTTTCTAGTAAGTTTCATCTTATTCGTCCTCCAACTTATTACCCTTAGGAATGGTTTGCAGATTGGCTCCAGTTCCAAAGACAGAAATCTTGGAGTTGAAGCGAAAGGTTTCAGGGCCAGCTATCCCATACGAGCATCTGATACGTTTGTCCGGGTCAAGCTTGGCATCGGCAAAGTTGGATTTGAAGATGCCAAGGGAACGGTACTCCTGCAGCTTGGTAATGAGCGGGCGGAGTGCGGGCTCTTTCTGGGCAATCGCTTCCAGGGCCTTATCATCCGTCGTAACGGACTTGGTCTTTTTGTGCCGCTGTACCGGCGCGTTTAGGTCATTATATAACACGTCGGCTAGTTGTTTTGGTGACCGATACCACGGCGATGCGTTTTTCTTAGTCACCCGCCAATCTACCATAGACTCGAACCATTGCTCGTGGCCAGTCATGGCCTCCCAGAGTTGCATGGTCATGGCATTTTTATACTGGGTGTCGATACGGGTTCCACGCAGCATCATCTTGAGAACAGGGATGAACAGGTCCATCAGGAAATTAAATTGCTCGTGGAGGTTGAAGTGGGGAATAAGTTGTATTTCCTTCTCCGCTACCTCATAGGTAATCACACAGTCCTTGGCGTTATATTTCCAGTACTTATGTTCGTCATCAGGATATTTCGTGTAATCCTTTACGTCGTCTTTCCAGTACTCATGGTGGTCACAAAGCATAGAGGAAAGGAAGTCGAGGGACTTGGGTTCGCCTGGGAACAGGGCGTGCCAGCCAATCATGGTGTCAATATAAGGCCGAGCTATGAAGCCCCAAAAGCGGGCAAAGAACTGCACATCATAGAGCCAGTTTTGCCCAATGACCTGGGCGTTAGGGTGGGTGAGGATTTCTTTGTGAAGGCGAACGACCTTGACTTCATCTTCCTCTGAAAGATAGCCGTCCATCTTTTCTCTGGATATGAGAGGGATACACATGGCCTCGCGGTTGGATATGGCAAGACCAGAGCAAGAGATATGACGACCAATAGTCTCAATGTCCGAAGAAATCTTCATAGGGCCGAAGTCCAAATCTGCCCGAATCCCCACGAGGAAGTCAAAAATCTCATTCCTGGTTGGCTCGAGGTGGAAAAGATAATCCGGCTTTTTAATTCCAGGAAACTCGGATTCCCGCTTCGCCCGCTTGAAATCGTTGACTACTTGGTATCTCCTAGACCACATAGCCATCACTTGGTCAGGATGATAGGTGGGGATTACTTTCCAGGTCCGTCCATTAGCATGAGGGACAGACTCGAGAGTGCTCCCCCTCCACTTGGAAGGTGACAGGTTGTTGGTCAGGAGGAAAAGAGGAAGTTCCTCTAATACGATAACCACATTGGGGTTTATCTTGTCCAGAAGATTCAAAAGCCGAATTCGCTCCTGTTGAAGTTCCGGGCTCAGAAGAGTCTTAGCCACGTTCTTCTGCTTATTCCACGCAGCAAAAAGCGTAGGGATTCGGAAGCGATTAAAGACGTGTGGCCACGCGAGGGTGAGGTAACACTCGGACTGAATAATCCCCGCCTCGTGCAGCATCTTGGTGAACTCGGAACCAGAAGAGCCAGAGAATGGCCCTCCGGAGTAATCCGAACCGCCGCCCACGTCACCAATGATAACAATCTTGGCGTTAGGGTTTCCTCTGTCAGTAATTCTCATTTTCGCGCTCCTTCCGAGCTTTCCTGCGAAGTCCGAGCATGTGGGCTTTGAGGGTAAGTTCCATCTGAAAGTGCATATTCCGCTGAAGCTTCGCATGCTGCTTGTTCAACTTCGTTTTGCAGGAGTCGCACACTTCCTTAATCTCTTTGAGCTGGTAGCAATCCCGGAGTTGTTCCAAGTTACGACCAGTCTTTCCACAGATATCACAGGCCATTGTCATTCTCCAAAAAGAGTGTCCAGATTTACCTCAACGGCTTCTTGCTGCTTCTCCTGTGCCGAGGGGTACTCATCCAAACGCTGGATACCATCAGCAAAGGAGACCTTGTCCAGCTCAAATGCCGTCACCTTTACATTGCAGTAATTTGCCGCAGGAAAGATAGGGCCAGAGCCGAAGAAGCAATCGAGGACATGGTCACCTGGAAGCGCAGACCTTTCGAGAAGCTCTACATAAAGCTGTGCCGGCTTCTCAGCTGCATGACGCGGACGAAAGACACCTGGAATGTCAAGGCAGTCCGGCCCAACTTTCTGCGTCTTCTTCTTGCCCTTGCTGGCAAAGAGAATACACTCGTAGGTATAGCGAGGGCCGTGGTCGGGGTAGGGAAGCATACCGACGCTGACACCTTTGTACCAGATAAGTGGTTTCCTCCAGACCTCCCAACCTGCTTTTTGGAAGTAACCTTTCAGCTCCTCGAACCGCTCATAGGCACAGAAAAGATATGCATGTGCCTGGGACTTACAAAGGCGAAAGAGCTCGCTTGCCAGCACCGGCATGTCACGTTTCCAGGTTTCGTAGGAATCATCATACTGATGCCCTACAGCAGTCTGGCTTCCGAAATCCTGAGCGTTGATGCCGTAGATGGGGTCAGTGAGAACCACATCAACGCAATGGTTAGGCATCTTTGCCATGAGCTCAAAAGCATCTCCGTTGAGTGCGATATGCTTGTGCTCTTTTTCCTCAGCACTTTTGAGTTGAAATTCCTCCGTGAGTTTTTTCTTATGCTCCGTGTTGAGAATTTTCTCCACCGCCTTCTTTGCGTGGCTGACAGTTTTTGCAGCTTTTACCTGCGGGTGGTCTTTGTACTTGGTAATGAGGACGGCGTCCCGGACCTTGGAAACGGCGGCGGAGGAAGGCTCTTCGTAATCATTCAGCTCCGTTGCCGTATCACGGAAGGTCTGCTTCGGGTTGTTCATTTCCCGGAGTTCATGAAGCCGCGCGATGGCCGCCATTTCTTCCTGAACCGTCAAGCTCTCCCGTTGGAGATTCTCCACCAATTCCGCTGCGTAAATCTTGGCCTCTTCCTCGGCGGAGATTCTGGTGTACGGAACTTGGTCGAGGGGGACTTCCTCGTTGTTATAGGAAAACTTGCCTCCCATGGAATAGAGAAGGGAGATAGCGCGAAGCCGGCGTTCTCCAGCTACCAACACGTCCTCGCCCTTTCGCAGGCAGACGGCGTTGAGAAGTCCATCGTCCTGGATGGATTGAGCGAGGTCGGCCAGGGCTTCGCCGGAGAACTTCTTCCGCTGGCGGCCGGGAAGAACCTTGATATCTTTCAGAGGAATAAAGTCAGCCATTGTTATTCACCTTTCTTTTGCAGGACGAAGACAAAGGTATCACCATCGTCAGCAAACTCTTCTGCAACTCGCTCGAAATCCGCCTTATATAGATAGCGGAAGTCAGACATTGCGGTCTTGCCAACTTGCTTCTCGTATTCGGCTTGGCTCAGGAAGGTCAGCCAGAAGGGATGGAACAGGCGAGTATGGGACGGGTCGCCCAGCGCCCAAGGGGATTGCGGAGAGGGAACTGTGGCACAGAAATATCCACCCGGCTTGAGGATGCGAGCATACTCGGTGAACTCGTGAAAGAAGAAGCGGTAGTCTCCCATGGAACCGAGGTGTTCCAGGACCTCATACGCATGAATCTCGTCGAAGTAGTTGTCGGCGAAGGGGAGGGACTCACCAGTATAAAAAGCTGCATGAAGGTCAAACACGAAGTCCGGCTTGTGGTCAGCGTTATAGTCCAGGGTAGTGAGGTCCTGAAAGGTCTCTGGCATATTATTCAGATAAACGCGCTTGTCACGGGCACTTCCGCAGCCAATGAGAAGCTCATGGTAATCTGCTGGCGCCTGTTGATTCTTGTTTTCCATCGAAAGATTCCTCATTTAGAAACAAAAAAGGGAGGACCGAAGCCCTCCCAAATCGAGTGCACCGCAGTTAGGCGGAAGTGGTCTGGGTCACGTTGGCGTTGATGGCCCCAGAATTGGGGTTCACGCTGTGCTTGACCTGAATCTTGACCACCTGCCCTTCGAGCATGGAAGGCATCCAGGGGCGACCATCATTCTGACCGACTGCCTCACGCAGCTTGCCGAGCTTGATGTTCTTGTTCTTGCCAGCGGAGAGCAGGCCGGTGTTCTCGTCGATATCGAGCCAGATGGTCTGGCTGACCAGAACTTCTTCCATGCCGGTGAGTTCTCGGACGGAGGTGTCGTCGATGAGATACTTGACCTGCAGTGCCGGTAACTGCCTTTCGCCGAGGGTGACGGCTTCCACGGACTTGACGACCGCGGTGTACTCGTTTTCAGGGACGGGGGTATAGGAAGTTTCCAGAACGGTCTCGGTTGAGGTGTTCATGAAGTCAGCAGGGTTAAACATGGGTGTATCCTCATTTTGGTTTGAAAGAAAGAAAGTTGGTTAAAGCAATAGATATAGGTCTGGGTTAGTCCTCCTAGCTTTGGGTTGGGATAATCGCTCCCCCGTACTCAATCCACTTTTTAACCAGCGGACCGAAGTCAGGAGGGAACTTGTTGGAAATTGGGGCATAGCGAGATTTCAACGACATGTTGTGGGTGGCGGTTGACCAATTGAACTCCGTCTCAGCGCGGACACACTGGATAACATCATCGAAGTTTCGCGGGAGTTTCGGAGCCAGCCGCCGGCCGAGAGTGGACACCATAAGCTGAATACCGCCGGTGACCTCGTTCTTTTCAGGCTCGATGTGAGCAGTGAGTACGACGTGGCAACGAAGGTCCGTGGCGATTTTATTGATGAAGCGCTCCAGGTTATCCATCGCCACCATCCAGTCCGGCATGGACTTTGTCGGCTTGGAGCCAACTACCAAGTCCATTGACATCTGATTCAGGCCGGAGAGGGAATCAATGACGAGTACGCGGTCGGTGTCCCAGGTAGATACGTCGCCAAAGGATTCGCCTGTCCTGTCGGAAACGAAATTCGCGCAGGAAGTGAGGAGGTTGTACCACTGGCCGTATTTATTCCGATTGGCATCTGACATCTTTGCCAGCGCCTCGTAGGAAAACGTCCCGATTTTCTTGGACATATCCAGCATTACGCCCCAGTCCTGAGAAGCCTGGGAGATATACTTCCAGTGAATAGCATCCGGCGGAAGCTTCATCTCCGAAATTGCCTTGGCGAGGGTTGCCATACCGGGCTCGGTGAAAAGAACGAAAGGCTTCAGGCCGGCGGCTACCAGTGATGCTATAGCGTGGGTCTTGCCTGTTCCAGTTTCCCCCACGAGGAGTGTTTTTATGCCTGGAATTGTGTAGACCTGGGCCTCCGCGGCAAGTGCAGTTTGGTCTGTCATAATAAATCCTCATTGTATTCGGTGACGGGGGTATACAATAATATGACACCCCATTAAGTTTGTCAATAGTTTTCTTATCAGATACTATCTCTAGTTCCTACTGGGTCAGCAAGTACCAAATCAATCTCACGAATGATGGCATTTAGTGCCAGACTCTCGTTCTGGTAATCATTAAATCGTTTAAGCAACGAGCCATTTCCCCCGCAGTCACTGCAACGGCTAAATTCAATGTTATGTTTGGTCCCTGGCCTGTCATTATATAATATCGCCCAGATAGTTCCACATTGCGAGCAATAGTAATCTATCGAGGACGGAATACAGGCCTGTCCCTTAACCCAATACGTCCCCATTACTCTACTTCCATAATACACACCATTTATCTTAGTGTGAATAGTATAGGCCGATTTATTACCCTGGCTCTTGCGCATAAGCTCTTCAAATAAACTCATAACAAAGCTCCTAATGGGTATTATACCCACGAGTCTTGAAGATGTTATTCAACCGCTCGAGGATAGTTTCCGTGAGTTCCTTTTTTACCCCAGAAGTAGCCTTCGTTTGAGAATAGTGAGTTCCCTCCAACAGGACTGTTTTGTCCGCGGTCCGGTGAATCCAGTAAGGAACATCAAAACCCCCGCCCTCCCTGGCGGAGGCTCTTCCCACTACAAGATAGAATCTAAGTTTCATCTAGCCGTACCTCCTATTCAAACATAAAAGCTATAATGGCTACAGTAACGGCCATCCCGACAAAATAACCAGTAACGAAGGCTAAAAAAGTCATTGGAATCTCCTCAGAATTTGCCGCGAAGAAGGTTGAATCCTTCTTTCAGGTCCTTTCGGTAATCCCCGTCAAATAAGAGGAAAGCCCAGAAAGTCATACTTACGGCGGTCAGAAGAACAGCAAACTTAAACGAACGAACCTCCCACGACAGGATGATGATTCGAGAAAGAATCAGTCCGATGCCGAAATAAGCTACCAGAAAACCGATTGCATATGCCATGATTACTCTCCAAGTTTCGGAGTATAGCCAGCTCGTATCTGGTCAAACTCCGTCTTTATCAGTTGAATTACTTGCGCCGTCATTTCAGGCATCCAATTGCGCTCCCCGTAATGCAGTATGGCCTGGAGAAGCTCCAGTTCCACATTACTTATCTCGTGCCGGAGTCGCCTTTTCTGGTTCTTCAGGTGACGAATTTCGTCCAGCATATCCGTTACAATCTTGTCGAAATCCTCCGCATTTGCAGTGAGTCGCTTGGTGTATTTACTCATTGGAAAAACCTCTGAAAGAGCGTCCGTTTGGGCTTGTTTACGCTGAGATAGCCTCGGCGGTAGTCTTTCAAGTTCGGGTGTTTTTTCCACCGAAAACCGAGGCCTTTTTTGGCATCACGCTGGCCCAGGGTGAACGCTGATACTCTACGCTGCGATGTCTTGCTCATTCTTTAATCTCCTTTACCTTATGAATTTCCAAAGGATTCCAAATTCTCTGGACGAATTCGGGCTCCAGCCAGTCTCTCCAGTTCTTCTTCTCACAGAGGGTCTTGTAAGGACACCCGCCGTACAGGGTACAGGAGGAATCGAGGTCATACTGGAAGTCCATAGTTTTCCAGGCCTCGACCATACGAAGCAGAAGTTTCTGGGTAGTTTCCAGCCATCGGTCGATTTCCCACTGGCTTCGCATCTGAATAGAAATAGCAAACTTGAATTGGGTCTTTTGCAGGGCAATCCCGCGGGCAATTGCTCCGACTACGGGGATTCCATACTGCTTCGCCGCCCAACAGTAGCCAGTGAATTGCGACCGAAGAGTCCACTGCCCTGCCCAAGTTGGGCCAATGGCACCTGTGGTCTTATCATCCTCGACAAAGAGCCCTCCGTTGTACTCGGCCAGCTCGTCGAACCTCCCAGCATAAAGGATGGGATTCCCGGTGACTGGATGGCGAATGCCAGGAATCGGAATAGCGAAAGTGAATTCGACTCCGAGCCTGCCATTTACCTTCGCAGGCTTGATGTAATCCGTCTCGGGGGGCCACTCCTTTGTGGTCTCGATGAAGGCAAGGAGGATATTCCAGAGGCTCTTGGCTTCTCCCTCCATATCCTCGACTTCGATGGGCCACTCGCGCAGTCCGGCAAGGAAGCCGGCAGAAACGGAGTCCTCGTAAGATTTTCCCTCGCCATAATAACTGCGACGATAGACTTCAAGCGCTTTTGCATAAGCACCCCCGGCAACCAGATGGATGGAGGTATCCGACCTCCGCAGATGGTAGAGATATTCCAAAAGCCCCTTGTGTTCACAGGCCTTGAAAGCTGCGAGCATGGAGGAGTCTACGACATGGGGGAATTCCGGTTGCTGGGAGCAGATTTCCTTAAGATTCATTTCTTCTTCCTCCTTCTTTCGTTGCGAGCATCGAGCTGTTTGAGGCGAAGCCGTGCCAGGTCTGCAATGGCCTGAGCTTCTTTCTGCCTGTCGGAATAGTCCCCCCAGCACCAACGCTTATAGTTGGGTGTGCCAGGCTTATCAGTTAAGCAATCTCCCGTACCTGTCCAGATTGGGCAATACTTGCAGGTAGACTCACCCTTGTTAACCTGCATAGCATATTCACAGGCTGGGCAATTGTCGCCCATGTTTCTAGGTAGCCCTAAGTCTATAATAGCATGGAGTTTGGCCTTTCCCGTTTCAGCTATATAGTCCCAAAGCTTTATGCTCATTTCCAGAGCTTCACGCTTCGTTAGCTTTTCCATTTATTTATCTCCAGGTGTTCCAGCACCCCAAACTCATTCTCGGCATCATCAACAGCTCTCGATACTTGGCTAGCGTTATAATCAGCCGTATGTTGTACATCATCCTTGATAAGAGCGAAGATACGCGAAACAGCCTGGTTGGAAAGCTTAACCTCCATCTTTCCTTGTTCGCCAGACAGTTGCACGATACCAACCAGCATGTTGGGATAATCGACGTCGTAAGTGGGCCTACGCTCAATATTCAGATTCTGGATTTTCATTTACATTTCTCCTTCAAGTAATAGTAATACTCGTTGGCAAAAAGCCATGCAAGCCATACGGGTTTGACTAAGGCATACTTAGATGCCAATTGCCAAGGAACTAAGAACCTTGCTGCTACTTTCACCACCCTCTCCATTTCATAAGCAGGCCGAGGAGATAGAGAAACAGAAAGATTGCCCCATAGTACAGGACAACCGCGATGATAAAGGCCCAAGCTGTTTGTCCCGCCATCGGTAAGCCCTCTCTTAGTTGAACAAATCGTTCAGGTCCGTGGGCAGCTTCGCGGCCGCTGCAGCTCCAGCCATCTTCGGAGACTTGGAAATAGCCTGGGTACGATGCTCCCGGAGAAGCTTGATTGCCTCCTTCGTCTCCTCATCCGTCGGAGTATAGCCGGCAGCAATCTTGGTGCGAAAATCTCTCAGTTGTTCCAGTGGTGTAGACATTTTACTTACTCCCGTTGATAGAGCTAATTGCTCTTGTTGAGGTGCTTGTGGACCTTGCCCATCAAAGGACGAAGGTCGAGGGAATTTTCCTGATTCAGGAAGGCCTGCAGGAACCCATCGACGAGCTCGGCTACAATAACGGACTTCAGTCCATAATGGGACCGATTGGCCACAGGGTCATGCGTGATAAGCTCCAGCCTATCCGCCACGTCTTTTGGAACTCGGTAAGTAACATTGATGTTACTCTTTTTATACTGACCTTTCATTCATCTTTTACCTCCACGTAGAATTTCCGAATGTAGGCGAGGTTTCCGTGGTAATAGCGGATATCGCCATATAGGCTCGGCAGTTTAACAAGCCGAGTGGCGCGAGCTCTGTGTTCTTCTTCCGTGTAGTCCTCGCGCGGAATAGAGAAAGGATAAAACTTTCCTTGGTATTTATAGACAAAAGCCTCACGCGTTTCATCTTTATACAGTTTGACTTCTCTTTTCATCACAGGTCTCCGTCACAGTCGATATCTGCCAGCGTCGTCATTTGAACGTCCATATATACGTCGCAGTTACAGCAACTGGAAACTGGTCGATGGTTGCAGCCAGTCCCAACTCGCTGAGTTTTCCAGCTACAGGGTTCTCCACAACAGCCACAGAAGGGACCTTGGTCTGCGACGCAATCACCAGAGCCTTCCCGATGGGGGAAAGGATAGGCTCCGCATGTGCAAATATTTTTCTCCTTAATCCTCCGAGCGGAGAAGCCACAGATGAAGTGCTCATCTGTACCCATAGAAGGCCCGGTTAGGATTTTCAGTCCCCCAACCGTTTCATACCTCCCAAGCTTGTAATTTTGGTGCTTCACAGTCCCATCCCTCAGAAACAATATAGTCTGTCCGATAAGGTTATCACGCAGGCTATACCAGGCGGACTTGGGATTTACCCCGGTTATCTTGTATTTCTTACCTTCTTTCAGTTTTCTCATATTTCACCTCACAGCGATGATGACAATAACGTCGCCAGTAAAGTTCACTGGCACCTCTTCAAACCAGGCTTGCTGGTCAAAGCAAGTTTCCTTCGGCGGAGTTTCCGCTGGAACATATAGCAAATGTGCCTTTTTCTTGGTCGGCAGGTATGTTGTGGTCAGAACTTCAAATTCCTCTCCGAGAATCGCAAAGACTTCCTGGTCGCCAAGAGCTTTTCCAAGGAAAAAGAAGATAGGCCTCCCAGTCTCCGGATAAATTCCCAAGAAAGCCAATGGCTCTTGCTCCCCTTCTCGCAGGATATTCACCAAACGCTGGCCATAATATTCTTTTGCGTAGTTAAATGATTCAAATTTCATCCCACCTCTCCCTTAATATGACCCACCCTTTCCTGCGAATATATTTTGTTCATCCCGCTCAGCCAGCTCCACCATCACCTGCCGGATAAGGGGCTGATTAAGGTATTGAACTCGAAATTCCTCGTCGAGCATTCTCCAAGCCCGATACACGTCAGGCAATTCCATCTCATATACCGTGGAAATCGCCCTTACTGCATACGGATAAAAGGAACATACAGATAAGGTAGCCATGGCGGACCTCCTTTAGTAATCCGGCTGGATTCGGTCGGAAATCGCGAGCTCCCTTTCCCGGTAGCTCATACCATCAGGGAGCTTTTTCGTAAAGCACCGCTGGCATACAAGGGTAGAATCCCGGCGATATTCAGATTCCTGAGGCAGATGCTGAAAGGCGCCAAGGCCTCCGTCAATCGCCTTATAGTGGACTCCAACAAGGCGGTTCACCCGCTTGACGAAAATATGCGAATTCGGGGAGAGGTAAATACTCCCGCAGGTCTTGCAGGTAACTTCATGTATCATCATGACAACTGCCATGTCTTTCCAGTTAAAGTCGAGCTGGGCTTTTTTAAACCTATCCAGCGCCTCTTGGGATTCATTTATCAAACGTTGGGTTTCCCCAGAAACTTTCTTGATTTTCCCCTGCTTATTTGCCTTGATTTCTCGGGCCTGTGCAACGGCTTTCTTAATAAAAGCGTCCAGGTCCATCGCGGGTTTCTTCTCTTCCATTTCACTATCCTCCAGGTTAGTGTTCTTTCGCTCGGTCCATCAGATTAGGGATTCAAAAGAATCCCATAGCGAATCTTCGCTTTGAGGGAGCGGATTTCCTTCTTGCTGAAACCATTCCCCTCGTTTATTTTAGCCATGAAGGCCAGTGGGTCTTTCTCTTCCATCTTTAGATACCTCCAGTCATCTTGACCATAAGGGTCGCTCTGCGTTTGTAGTCAGCAACGGTAGCTGGACGGGAAGACCACAGGTTAATTTCCTTGGGGTTTCCGTCCTTGTCGTTGATTACCTTGGTTCCAGTAACCTCCCAGACCATCAGAGGGAACTTCGTCCATCTCCTCACTGGCGGAAGTTTCTGGAACTTGGTATCGCGGTGCATGTCAGGGGAATTGTTCATCTTCTGACCCCTTTATTCGGCGCTGGCTAAGAAAATCATCCGTCCGGAGATGGATTTTCCGACGTGCTCGGTGACAGTTACCCCGAAGTCAATACTACGGCGCTGGCAGTTCCGTCTCACCATCTCCGCCTTACCCTTGTCAATCGTCCACCAGTGCTGGCGCTGTCCCCCACGCAGGAAGTGGAAGTTGTAACGCTTGACGAGGCCGGGTTCTTTCTTCTTACGATTCTTAGTTGCCATTTTTGTTTTCCTCTTTACAAGGTAGGGAAGGCTACGTTAATAGCCAGAAGCGCCACAGAATTCTCAACGTCGCCCTGAAGGGAGTCGGGCCACGCACATTTAACGTCGCCGATATGGATACTGTTCTCTGTGGCATAGAATGGGATGGGTTCCTCTTTGTGCGGTATCTCAGTTGCATCTTTTACGCGCTGAACTATAACCTCCCCCGCATAGATTTCTCCGCGATTGAACAGGACATTTACAGATACATTAAGCCCATAAAACGTCATTTTTAGAATTCTCCAGTTTTTGGGATAGAATGGGATGGTTCCCCATGTATACATTATGGCATGTTTTAGCCAGTTGTCAAGTAAATATCCAATAAACTATTTGGGAAAAGGTGGATGGGCAGATTATTGGATTGGTCGTGATGGAATACAATAATCATTTAGCCAAGGTTAAAAAAATCCCCTCGCTGGTGGGGGTGTACCAGGACCTGGAGGAGTCCGGATACTCAGCGAAGGGAAAAAGGGAAAAGATGCCTGTGTTTTTGCACACCCCCCACAGGCAGGGAATCGACAAGCGAGGTACCCCGCAGTGCATGGGCCAACTTTTTAGAAGCTCAGCGTACCCACATCACCGGCAGCGGCAGCTTTCCGGGCCGCTTCCTGGGCCGTTTCCTGGGCCTTGAGCAGCTTGATTTCCGCGAGTTTCTGGACGATGGAAGGATGGCTGCGGAGGCCCTTCTTCTCTTCATCAGTCATGGTAGCAATCTTGGCCACGCACTCGTCGAGGGTGCGACCGGAGACATCGGCCAGGGCTTCGGCGAGCTGGGAAACACGCGGGCCAGAGGAACCTTCCCCGCGCTGGGACCACTTGCCTTCCTGCAGGGCAGCCAGAACGGCCTTGGCGGCGACATGCGCCTGGGCGGCATCGACACCGGCGTAGGAGTCCCCGAGTTTCTGGGCAACGCCGTGAGCGAGCAGGGCCGCCTGGATTTCCGGGGAGAATTCGCTGGGGCGAACTTCCAGTACTTCGTTGTCATCAGAGAAGGTGAAGGTGATTACGGAAAAATCGTCAGATACTGCCTTGGTTGCTTTTGTTTCGCGAGCCATTGGAAAATACCTCATCAGTTATTGGAAAGGATGATTAGGCTTGGTGATTCCTAACCATGTCGAACATTGTATAATGGGTGGGTCAGTGTGTCAATAGGCTTTCGGAAAATATTTTGAAAAAAGTTGGGAAAAGGCTCTTGACATTTTAAAATTCTTCCGATGGGGTGGGTTTGAGAAGAAGTTCAGAACTTTGACAAGCTGCACATATGGCAACTGTCTGTCCGCGTTCGTCACCGACCAGGGGTTGAAAGGCGAGGAAGAATTGCTGACACCCACATATGGTGCAGGTGAGGACCAGCTCTGTCTTCTTCTCCTTGAAGTTTCCAGGAATTACGTTACTCATTATTTAGTTTCTCCATGAGTTGATTGTATTGGGCAATGACTTCATACCACCAACCGGTCTCGGTATCGTAGTGACCTTTAAGGCTGTACCAAGTAATACCTGGATAATCTTCTCTAGCATCCTCCAGGTCTCGGTAGAATGGACCTTTATCCTCCATTCTAGTCCCTCCCAGGCCAGGGCAAGAAAGTCCGCATAAGCCCTGGGTTTTATCCAAGTCAGTCCAAAGCCATTGGGAACAATTCAGAGGAATGCAGCATCGCGCGTAGTTCTCGTCGTTATGAAAATGCGGGCAGTATTTCAACTCTGCTTCCTTGATGGTCTTGGAGTTGTTGATAATCAGGTCAATTTTGGAAATCATCTTCATTTCTCCTTATCAAACAGGTTTTTGATAAAGGCGTCTTGCTGGTCCTCAGAACTCCCCTCCCATTCCCGGGAAAGCTTTTCCTGTCCTGTGATAAGCCCCTCGACCATTCCGAGCCTCCGCCTTGCCTCTTCCACTGATTCATCCCCCAGGTCAATCCCGGCACCGGCTAGTTCAGCCTCAAAGTCCCCGCCGGTGGGCTGAACAGTCATTTGGTATTCCCCTGACTGGAGCTCATGGAGCCGAATTTCACACATTTCGACTGTTTCAAGCAGTGGATGGAATTCCTTCCGCATTTCAGCCCTGAGGCCGTAGAGCAAACGGCGGAGCTGATAAGCCTTTGCCTTTGTCGGGAGGATAACATCGACGGGTTCTTCTGCCCCCTTGAGAAGCAAAAGAAGGAACTTGGGGGAAAAGTTAGAGACTGCCATTTTTATATTCCTCAATATCTTTGATTTCAGTTTCCTCTCCGTCCACGAGCCAAACACCTTTCTCTGTATCATAGACGAAGAATTCCTCGACCATTGAATGGGATTCAGCAACGGTCGGGTCATTCGTCCCCTGCAGGCAACCCTCGTACAGGTTAGTGATGATATATCTGAATTTCATTTCAAAGGTCCTCAGGTAGGTATTGCAATAGGTCAATTTCCAAGGCATCTAGCTCTATATAATGCTTTGGATTGAGACAGCCATGGGTATCACAAATTCGTCTTAGCTTTATCTCCGTGGTAATTGGCAGGCTCTGGTATAAAAGATAGAAAAGTTCGTGTGCATACCTGACCTTTGGGCGGCCTTTGGGCGTTAAGCCGAACTCTTTGTTCTGGATTACCCAGTAGCCTTTGCGGAATTCTCCAAGTCCCTGGGTTTGAAAAGGCGGAAGGCAACAACGTCCCTCCAACTTTTCCTCTCCTTTCCAGCTTTTCCTTTTCCTAGGCTCGTTAGGAAGAGGCACTCGCGCAAGTACCATTTGTTCCAGCCGATTTTGCAAAGGCGGGGAGATGAATCTTTTATCCCGGCCTCTGTCCTGGCTATTTTCCCTCTTAAATTTCAGATTCTTTTCCCTTGTCATCATTCATCCTCCATGCAGGATTTCCAGATTCCTTTTTTTCTTCTCCTCTTTTCCTCCTTTTCTTCCCTACGGCTCTCCCTTATCCTTTCTTCCTCTTTATCTCCAGGGTTATAAAAAACCCCTTTCCCTCTTTTTATCTCACTTAGCATCTGCTTTTTCCTCATATCTTTCCTCCTGTAATGTCTCCCTACTGAGAAGTAGATGGAGTTGGATGGTAATGTCTCCCTACGGTCGCTGGGATTGCAAAGGCGGATTGCTACTAAAAAAATCCTCTTTCTTCCGTTATATTATGATGGGGGGTGGCCAGGAAGTCAAGAAAAATCTTTGCGGCTAGATTTAAAGTATGTGGGACGATATTCCTCTGATTTCTTTGGATATTGTGGGGGACGGTATATTACCCTTCCATTATTGCATCCTACTACTGGTTCGTCCCAGTGGTAATATGTGTCTAGAAAAAAAAAATTATTTAATTACATACCATATGGCCCTTTTTCTATGGCTGGACCAGTGTCAGGGGATAAATTGGGGATGGGTTTTGGGGATGCCGTCCCACACGCTAGACAGGGGAAGCATCGGGAATTTGGTCCCACACACTCGGAACCTAGCCCGCATGTTTTCCCGCCTTCCAGCCTCACCTTTCCATCCTCCTGACCTGTTTCATTTTCCAATGGTTTTGGGCAAAAAAATACCCCCAGGGTTAGTGGGGGTTTGGAATTACCTTACAAAAGGTAGGAAATAGAAGGGCAGGGTTAGAAGCCAGAGAAGTTCCAGAACGCTCATGGTTAATACCCCGCCCATTCACGCAGGGCCTGATAATCGGTAAAGGTCAAAACGGTTGGTTCATTCGGGTCTGTGGTATGGTTGGCCACCGTCACGGAGTACCAGTCTCCAATCTCTTTGGGGTGATGGTCATCCTGCAATACCACAACAGATAACCCCCAGTCATGCCGCATTGCCCATGTTGCTTGCTCGCGTGTCATCTTGGTATACTTCTTTGGTTGATAGCCATCCTTGGCCACTGGGTTAAAAGAGGTCTGAGAGGTCCAGACCTTCCGTTTCGCCTTCGGCCAGCTTGGCCTTCTTCTCAGCTCGTTCGAGGTCAATCTTGACTTTGGCCGCTTTCATCTGCGGGTTAGCCTTGATTGCCTTCAACTGGGCTTCGTCCATTTCGGCCAGCTTCGCCGCGCAGGCTTCAATCGGCTGGCCCGTGACCGCGGCAAGTGCCTCGGCCCAGATACCTCCAGTCGAAGTCCTTTCACCCTTGATTGTCCAGTCACCGGATGCCAGCGCCGTAAACAGATTGGCCACATTATCCTGAGCCTCCTTCACCGATTTTGCCCCGGCGTAGGAATCGCCCAGCTTTTGTGCGAGGCCATGAATGGCCAGCCGAACAACCATCTCTTCCGAAAGGTCATTCAAACCATACCCTTCCTTCTGGCCGTCCGCCCAATCGAACACCACCTGTCCGGTGACGCCATCACATATAACTGACTTCTTCGCAAACTTTACCATGGTAATATCCTCACAAATCAAAGGGATTAAGCATGGGGGACCAATTCCCCCAGCTTTCATAGGTACTATTTCCCATCTGATATAAAGAGCAAGGAATCCAGTTCCCATCGGGCTAAAGGCCCGGACCGTCCGCTGGTCTATGGGAAAAATTATACACCCCCCGGCCCATACGTCAACGACCGTTCATCGGCTTTTTTCTACCGCTCGTCGGCGAAAAACCAGACCCCTTCTTTCCCTCCCCCCGAATTCCCGACTATTTTCCCAGGTCTTTTAACCCTACCCCTGTGGGGCCATCACCCCCTAGGGGCCTGGGAGGTGCGTCATCAAGTGGACAATAGCGGCCGCACTGAAATTTTGGAATAGATTATTGCATTTGGCCCAAAGGAATCCAATAATCCCACGCACCCATTTCCGCCCAGGCCCCTCCTCCTTATATAATAGTCCCCAATATGTGAGGAGTTTTCTGATGAGCAGCTTTGACCTGACAGGGCTTTGGGAGGAGGAAAGCGGGGAAGACTCCTTTATCCCCGTCCCCGAGCCTCAGGCCTTTGAGCCGACGGCGGAGGAGCTGGAAGCCGAGGAAGCTTTCCGGGAGACGCACGTGCAGATTCAGCAGATTTCCATCACTCACGATGCGATTGCGAATTTCCTGGTGGCGAATCCAGGCAAGGGGCAAATGGCAAAGGCGGCGATGCACTTTGGAGTTACCCGCCCGTGGCTTTCCACCTTGGTCCATACCGACGCCTTCCAGGCTCACCTGCGGAACAAGCAGGATGAGGTCTTTGGGCAGGTCATTATGCCCCTTAAGGACAAGCTCGCAGGGGTGGCAGATATTGCCCTGGACCGGCTGGCGGATAAGCTGGAAGTGGAGGATGATACCAGAATCCTTGCTGACACGGCTGATAAGCTTTTGAATCGGCTCGGTTATGGCCCCAAGCCCGCCGGCGGAAATCCAGGGGTTCAGATGAACCAGAATAACTATTATGTGGACAAGGACATCCTGGCAGAAGCCAGGGAACGGACCAAGCGTAGAGGTGAAGATGAGAACAGATACCTGCCCAATGCCGAGAGGGTTCAGGATAGTGAAGAATCCCATGAGGGTGGAACTGCGGGACGACCCGCCCGCCTTTTTGACAGCTCCGAAGAATCTTAAAGGAGCTCGTCGCGCTGGCATTAAGTATGAAGAGAAGGTTCAGGAGTTCCTGCTTCGGAAATATCCTGATAATTATGTACCGTCGCCCTGGATTAGTTATTGGGAGGCTAAGGAAGTTAAAGCTTATTGGGCACAGCCGGATGGGCTTTTTATTGATGTGGTAGCTGGGCATATCATCATCGTGGAGGTTAAGCTAAAGCACACTTCGGATGCCTGGTGGCAGTTGGCGATGAAGTATCTTCCACTGGTAAAGGAGCTCTTCGGGAAGGAATTCAGCTATTCGCTTTTGGAGGTTACTAAGTGGCATGACCCGTCCACCTTGTTCCCTGTTCCATATCGAATGGTCCCGCGGGTTCACCTGCTTAAGCCGAATGAGTTTGGCGTGCATATCTGGAATGGCGTATGAATAAGGAAAAAAGTGAACTGACTCCGCGGGAGCTGATGATGCTTTCGGCAGAAGATTCGGAGTTTTATGGACGGTTCTGGTTTCCGAAGACCATGCGCCAGACTTCTCCTGACTTCCATGGCGAGATGTGGGCGGCGATGGAGGACCCAGATGCGCGATATATCGCTGAGATGATTTTCCGTGGTGGGGCGAAGACTACGCTGGCCAGGGTCTTTACCTCAAAGCGAATCGCCTTTGCCATGTCCAGGACGATTCTTTTTGTCTCGGAAACCCAGGACCATGCGAAGCGTTCCACCCGCTGGATTAAGCGGCAGATAATGTACAATAAGCCTTGGGCGGAGTTTTTCCAGCTTCGTCTCGGGGAGAAAAAGACCGATGAATGGCTGGAAATTTACCACGGAATTGATGAGGTGCCGATAACCCTTCTTGCGCTGGGGATTACGGGCCAGACCCGCGGGGTGAATATTGACGACTTCCGGCCTGATTTGATAATTGTGGATGACCCTTGTAACGAGGAGAACACTGCCACAGCGGAGGCGAGGAAAAAGACCTCAGACCTCTTCTTTGGCTCATTGCAGAAATCCCTGGCCCCGCCCACCGAGGCGCAGGATGCTAAGATGATTCTGCTGCAAACGATTTTGAATGGCCAGGATTTGATTGCTACCTGCCATAAGGACCCGCAGTGGAGAAGTCTAATTTTCTCC